AATACAAGACTTCAAGCAATAATCCAATACAAAACAGGCGGACGGCAGAACGTTTTCGCCGAACTCATGGGCTGGACACCTCAGTATATAACAAAGCTCACAAAGGGGAAGGATTTCGGGCTGCAGCCTGTATTGAAAATCGTTGAAACTCTTCCTGAACTTAATGCACGTTGGTTTCTAACAGGCGAGGGGGAGATGCTTACAGAAGACAGCCGTTCAGCGTTGAGACGTGAAGCCATTGAACAGGCTCAGCGGATCATGGAAGTTGAACGCCTCATACCTGTAATGACCATCGAAGAAATGAAGCAGTTTGAACAAATACTTTTAGGTCAGAAACAGGCAGCTTTCAGCCCTGAAACGCTTTCAGATATGACGGCAAGGGCAGATGAAAGAATAAAAGAAATAAATGAAAGGTTCGCAGCTGCAGCTGCAAAATCAGATGAATTATGCAAACAGAAGACAGTCAGAAAATAGTAAAGCGTTTCTTTGAGGCTCTTCAATATCTGAAAGCAGAAAAGATAATTAGGGGAAAACAGACGTTTACAACACGGTTTAAAATAAACAGGTGGAATCTGAACAGTCTTGAAAAAGACCCATCCCGAGATATTTTTCAGCCTGCGTGGTTGACTTATCTCGTGAATGAATACGGGGTTTCCGCAACTTGGCTTTTGACAGGGCGCGGGGAAATCCTCAAATTCAAAAAAGACACAGGCGGCAAGCCCTGAGACCTGTCGCCCGTCTTTCATCATTCTTCTGTATCTAAATTCTCGTCATTCTGATTGAATATGGACGGGATTTTAGATACGGCAGCTTGCTTGTTTTTGTCAAGCACCTTAGCGTATATTTGTGTCGTTGAAAGTTCTTTGTGACCGAGAAGTTTGCTGACGGTATAAATGTCCGTCCCGAGGTCAAGCATCAATACGGCAAAGGTGTGTCGCCCGCAGTGAAACGTAATTTCCTTTTGTATGCCAGCTCTGAGAACCCAACGTTTGATAGCTTCATTCGTGCAGCTCGGGCTGTGTATGTCTTCAAAAACAGGTTCAGAGGCTTTCCCGTGTTTGCCCATAAGTTCAGCCGCCTGTGGTGTTATATCAAGGTATTCTTGCCCGCCCGTCTTCTTCTGTCTGAAAATTATTCGCGTGAAACCTGATTGTTCCTGAACCTCTCCCCATTTCATTTTAATGATGTCGGAACGGCGAAGACCTGTCAAGCAGGAGAACAGAAACGCTTTCTTTACTGATTCGTATTCACAGGGCGTATCTGCGAGCTTCCTGACCTCTTCTATTGTAAGGTACATTCGCGTTCCCTCTTCTGCCTTAATTCCGTCTATGCCTCTGATTGGGTTGAATTGAATTATTCTTTCTTCGTAAGCCTGATTCAGGCAAGCCCTCAGTTTATTGAAATAAGAAACGCGGCTGTTTCTCGCAAGTTTATGGTCTTTGTTC